TTCTTCATAATATGCATTGACATCAAGCTCTCTTACTAGTCCGTTATCCCACACCCATTCCTTACCTTCCATGATTCCCTGTACAAAAGCACCTGGAGCTGAAGGATCTGCAACGATATCGGCTGCGGTTGCGAGGTAAAAGTCTGGTTGTACGATATTTGTGCCATTTACATTCTTCAAAGAACCCATACCGCGTGAAGATACTCCAAGAGTAGCCCCTGCTTCCATAAGATTCTTTGCGATCTTACCCATAGGCGTATCAAGAACTTTTGCTTTACCTTCAAAGACATTTCCGTTCTTTGTGATATTAGTAATCATATGAGAGACGCGCTCTAGATTAATCGTAGGGGACTCTGGGTGACCAAGTTCACCGAATGCGCGATTCTTATCCACATATTCTTTCATGTAGCGATTTACTTCGTTTTCAAGAACGCTCACTGGATATGAACGTCCATTACGATTTTTTGTCTCAGCCACTAGGAATGGACCCTGAATGTAAAGTGTCTTAACACCGTTATTATCTTCAGTGATATACTTTACTTCTTCGACTGTTTCTGTAATAAGTTTCATGTTTCTATTCCTTTAATCCAAGAGAGGCTCTCTTTCTCATTGATCGTTTTCTCTTTAAAAGAGCGCGAGCCATCTTTGCCTTTCTTTTAATCTTACCACGACGTTGACCACGCTTTCTGCGTAGTCGTTCAGCCATTGACATACGTTTTAATTTACCGCCACGAATGGTATAACCCTTCACAGCAGAAAGTCTTTTTCTTCTTTGTACCTTACCGCCACGCACACGAGCCTTTACAATTTTTGTGCGACCTTGCTTGATAACATTCTTATTTGCTTCATCAAGTTGTTCAGGCTCAATTTCTTCTTTTAATTTTTTATCTGGAGTATCTGATTTTAATGCTTCAGCTGCAACTGGAACAGAGGAAAGTTTAATTCCTTTGTTGATTCTTTTCTCAAATTTATCTGCTTCTTGTGCACGCAATCTTAATACTTCATCTGTTTTTGGTAATCCCTTTGTAGCATTTGCCGCTAATTTAGCAGCAGCGGCACGAACAAAGCCAAGATTTTCTTCTATTGGAAGTTTCATAGCGATAGCAACTTTCAACAAATCTAATTTGTCTGCAGCGATTTGATTTAAACGTTCAAACAATTCTTCTTGGATGTTTGCTTTCGAAATATATTCTTTCTTTTCTCGCGATTTTAAAATTCTTGGATTTAAGTATTGCATCAAAGCGATTCTTTTTTCTTCTTCATGATCAAAAAGTTCTTTATTATTCTCTTCATCCTCATCATTATCTTCTTCATCATCCATTTCTGGCATTTCAATTTTCTTTTCTTCTTCAAATGCACCTTTCTTTTTCATCTTTAAAATTTTATCGGCGAGAGTGTCTGTTGATTTGATTCCAAACTTTCTGTTTTCGACATTTTGACTGTTTGCGCCTTTTCCTTCCTCGTAATCGGAACCATATCGGTCTTCAAATTTTTCGTTAATATCGTTACTCATCTTTAATTAACTCAACAAATTGAATAATACGATTGAATGTATCTGCATTTTCTAGAAGCATATCAACCATCTTATCTTGATTTTCTTGGCTTAAAGACTCAAAAACATTTTGTAAAGAATTGATTGTATTTTGGTCAAGATAAACTTCTTCACCAGTTGTAAATGTGAGGATAGAATAATCACCTTCTTCTTGCAAATGCATTGCAGCATGATCATTACGCAATGATTGTGGTGTTTTCATGTTTGGTAAATTGCGATATAATGCTGCAGTTTTTTCTGATGAGATATCTGGATTTTGCGTTACTGCTCTGCCCACTCTTTTAATTGAAGGGTCATTATTTGATAATCCTTTAATATAAGCATGCGCACCAAGTTGTCTTAAAAAATTTCCTTTTGATTGTTTATTTTGTTGCTTTACGATACCTTCGTTTAATCTTGCTGATGTTGGTGTGATGCCAGTAGATGGCATCCCAGCATAATTTACGCTTGTGAATCCTCTTCCCATTGCATCATAAGGAACAGTAAATGACAGACCATATTTGTTATCAGTGTACATTGCTACTCTTTGCGCATTTGGAAACTGACGAATGGCTTGTCTTTTTAAGATAAGCATTGCAGGTGGTTGAAATTCTTCGTTTAATAATTCTTCGTTTAATTTTTTTACTGCTTTTTTACTTGTTGTCGCAACATCACGAACAATTTTTTTAATCTGATTATCTGATGCATTCACAATTGCATTGATTGGAACTACTCCACCAACAATCGTCACTGCATCACGATGCTGCTTTGATAGTCTTTTAAGAATATCATATTGTGATGATTTTGGATTACTTCTTGTTGTCTTAAGATAATTCAGAATTGCGCGTGAACTCGTGCCTGCTGAGACAGGTAATCTCAGAGCATTTGTAATATAAGAAACTCTTTGTGAAACTACTCTTTTTAACTCTACGTTTTCACGAGCTTCTTCTAATGTTTCTGTATTTTCTTCGTTATTCTGTTGCATCTACTGTTTCTGTTGCTACTTCTGCTGAACTCATTTCTGCAGGAGCAGAAATTAAATTAGAAGCGATTTCAACTTTTTTAACTTCTAATGCGTTAGCAACCTTTGATGCGAGAGCACCATTAAGTGCTTCGCTGGCTGCTTCCACATCACTAGAGAAAATTGCATTTAATAATGATTCGCTATTCATATTATCTCCAATATTTAGATATTTATTGTTGCGCAGCAGCTTGTTGTTCTGCTGCAGCTTGTTGCTCTAGAGCTGCCGCTTCTTCTGGCGTTGCTGCAGCCATTTCAGGTTGTTGTGGAGCGTATTGAGCCTGAATCTGCATTAATTGCTGATTCATAATCGCCTCATCTTCAGCCTTTCGTAAATTGTCTTGCTGTTCTTCAACGCGCTCTTCTTCAATTTGAGCCTTAATCTGTTCAACTTCTTCTTCATCCAAGTGGAGGACATTCTTCTGGACCCAAGATTTAGAGAAATATCTTCCCGTAAATTGTTCGACCTGCATAAGAAGCTGCATTCTAGCAGCTGTTAGATCTGCCTCTCTTAACTCAGAGAAGTTATTATCCTTGAGGAAGTCATAGTGAATCTTCTCGCGGAGTTCCTTCCATTCGTCGACAGAAGCAATACCCTTGAGAGCAAGCTGACGCTCCATGAGTTCATCGAATAGAACTGTAAATTTGGAACGGAGTTTTTCAATAAACTTATTGAATTTCACTTCGTCGCGTGTAATTTCTTGTGAACGACCAAGCATGAAGCCTTGTCCTGGCTCCAAACGAGTGATAGGGATATTCAAAGACTTATAGAGTTTCTGCTCAAAATACTTAACGTCAGCCATTTCACCAAGATTTTGTCCTGGAGGCAATGTCGTAATTTCTGTAGAACGACCCTCACCACGACGCGGAATCCAGAAATCTTCCATGATTGACATGAACTTACGATCGTCTTTGACTTCACCTGTTGTTGAGTCATAGACAACTTTATTACGGAACTTTGTCATGAAGTCGCGAAGATATTGATCCGCTTTGATGCGTGGCATGTTACCAACGTCGATGTAGAACACACGACGTTCTGGAGCGCGCGATAGACGGTAGATTACAACAGCATCTTCAACCATGCGCAACTGATTGAGTGGCTTGATGGCTTTGTGAAGATAACCCAAAACCATCTGACGTTTTGGGTCTAGCAAACCAGAATTCACATTGACGATTGCATCAACCGCAATCTTGATTGCACCGTCACCAATGTTGCTGACTGTCTGATTACCTTGTGTGGATGACTTGTCATTAAACAAATAAAACTCTTGCATACCTGAGACAACTTCTGCCCCTGTGCGCGGATCTTTTTTCTTTTGAACTTGTCGAACTTTTTTAATCTTACGTGGATCGATATAAACTAGTTCTTGAATACCGAGTTGTGGTTGTGTTCTATCAACCAAAACTTGGAAAAATAATCTTCCGTCAATGTACCAGTCTCTGAAAAGACCAGAACCATCGTTGGAAAAATTTAGAAGTTTAAGAACGTTTTTAAATTCTTCGCGAATTGCGTCTTTGATTTCATCTGGCTGATCTAAATCATCAAGAATAATTGATACTGATTTACCAGACTCATCATGCACAATTGACTCATTGATGATTTCGTCAAC